CTCCTGTCCCCACCCATCCCCACCTGTCCCCAGTAATCCTTTCGCAAATCGTCCTGGCGATGATTTTAACCAGCGTGGTGATATCCGACCAATCCTGAAGAACCACGGATGGACGTACCTACGGCAGGACAGCGAAAACGAATATTGGCGAAGGCCTGGCAAAACGGATGGTCAGTCAGCAACATACAATGGCGAGCATTTTTACGTATTCTCGTCCAACGCAGCGCCGTTCAAGCAAAATGAGCCGTACAGCCCCTTTGCAGTCTATACCTGGCTCAACCACGGCGGCGACTTCTCCGCCAGCACACGCGTCTTGTCGGCACAGGGCTACGGAGAATCGCCACAGTTCGCACAATCCGCCACAGGCGTAGACATATCCGCCATTGTGGAAACCCGCCTGCCGGACGGGCAGGTGTCGGCCCACAGCGGGGATTGTGCTGCCGACAATGCCGACAATGAAGCAGATACGCCGGAGATTGCCGACCCGGGGCCATTCCCTTCGCACCTGTTGGAGAATCTCCCGGAAATCGTGCAGGTCGCGATGGATTACTACAGACAAAACGCCATCGAGGTTCAGCAGGAGATGTTCCTGGCGTCGTTCATCGCGGCTACCGGCACCGTGCTCGGCCATAAGATTAAGGACGCCTCCGGGTTGCGAACGAACATATACACCGTCGGAGTACTCGGCACGGGCGGCGGAAAGGAAGCGACCCGTGAAACTGTTGACCGTATTTTTCGGCGGGCCGGAATCGAGAAGATGTGCGGGGCCGAGGAGTTCGCTTCCGACGCCGGGATGGTCAAGGCGGTCAGTTTACAGAACCCGATTCTGTTCCAGATCGACGAGTTCGGCCGACTGATGCACTCAATCCAGCTTGGGGCAAAACATAGCCCGCACCTGTACAATATCGCCAGTTCGCTGCTGAAGTTTTACTCCAAGGCCAACGGCACGTTTCGCTCCAAGGCCTACGCCGACGATAAACGCAATATGCGGATCGACAATCCGCACGTCTGCGTCTACGGCACGACCGTGGCCGGGAACTTCTGGGATGCGTTGAACTATGAGGCCGTCAAGGACGGTTTCCTGCCGCGATTGCTCATCTTCGAGTCCGCGGGAGAGAACATCGAGGGCGAAGAACTCGAAACCAATCCGCCCGAGGAATTGGTCAACTTCTTTGCCTATTGGGCCAGGCGACACGTTACCGACGGCAATCTTGAAGACGCCCACCCCAAGCCGATGATTGTTCCGTATTCGCCGGAAGCGGTCCGGCTGATGCAGGGATTCAAGGCCGAGCAGAAACGCGAACAGATCAAATACGATGAACTCGGCCCGCTCTGGTCCCGTGCTCGCGAGAACGCCGGGAAACTCGCCCTGATCCACGCCTGCTGGAAGAACCCAGAGCAACCTATCGTCGAGGCTGACTCGGCCCGGTGGGCCATCGAACTGACCCGCCACGTTGTTCGCCAGACGCTCTGGCGCGCCAACCTGAGCCTGGTCGAGAACCCATTCCATGCCGAGTGCCAGAAGGTCTTGCAGAAACTCCAGGGCGAACCCAACGGGGAACTGTCGCACAGCGTTCTACTCAAGCGGATGAAGATGAAGGCCAGGGATTTCCGCGACCTGATCGAGACGCTCGACCAGCGCGGCGATATCGGGATTACCAAGGAGAGCACCGCTGGACGTCCAGGTCGATTCTATCGTCTCAAATCCCACCATCGAACCCCGTGAAACCAGGGGGTGAATCTGTGAAAGAAGTAAGCCAAAACGCCCTGCTTCAGGGGTGAAAAGGTGAAAGAAGGGTGAAAGAATTGAAAGTGATATTAGCCAATAAATATAGGGTTAAAGTAAGGTTATTCTCCCTTTATTCCCCTTTCACCCCCTATATGTTTCGCCCCTGTATTTCTGCACTTACTTATATATATGGTGAAACAGGGGAATGCCGCGGTTCCTTCCCGCGAGATGGTCCTGAGGATGCCAGCGGGAACAGTCGCGCCCATAGGCAGAGTTTGTTTTACGTCGCCGGTTTTTTTAAGCATTCATTTTGACGCCAACGCACTGAAGGAGATGCACCAATGACAACCAAAACTTTTGACGTGGAGCTCCGCAAAATCGATGACATTACCCCTTACGAACGTAATCCGCGTATTAACGACGGGGCTGTCGATGCCGTCGCTGAATCTCTGCGGCAGTTCGGCTTCCGCCAGCCTATCGTCGTCGACGCCGACGGCGTGATCGTCTGCGGCCACACGCGCTACAAGGCGGCGATGAAGCTCGGCCTGGCGAAAGTGCCCGTCCACATCGCCACCGATCTTTCGCCGGAGCAAATCCGGGCATACAGGATCGCCGACAACAAGACCGGCGAATTGGCGGAATGGGATTTCGAGATTCTGCCCATCGAAATCGCCGAACTTGCCGGTGGCGATCTCGACCTGAGCGACTTCGGTTTTGACGAGAAAGAATTGACCCAGTTGCTCGACGAGGCGAGCGGTATCGCCCAGGGCAATACCGACCCGGACGAAGTGCCTGAACCGCCGGACGAGGCGACAACAAAGCCTGGCGATATCTGGGTGCTCGGCAATCACCGGCTGATGTGCGGCGACTCGTCCAGTGAAGCCGATCTGGACAAGCTGCTGGACGGTGCAACAGTACAACTCTGCAATACAGATCCCCCGTACAATGTCAAAGTCGAGCCGCGCAGCAACAATGCCATCGCCGCCGGCAACAGTTCGTTCGGCGACCTGCCGGCCGGCAGGCATGGCAAAAAGGCCCAGTTGCACCATCAGTCATTCGACGAGGCCCGTCTCGGCAAGCGGCACGCAACGACGAAAAAACTTCGCGCCAAGGATCGCCCGCTGGAGAATGATTTCGTTTCCGAGGAGGAATTCGACCGGCTGTTGCGGGCGTGGTTCAATAATATCGCCCGCGTTCTTGAGCCGGGTCGGTGTGCCTACATTTGGGGCGGTTACGCGAACCTGGCAAACTATCCTGCTGCCCTGAAGGAAGCGGGGTTATATTTTTCGCAATGTGTCGTGTGGGACAAACAGCATCCCGTGCTGACCCGTAAGGATTTTATGGGTGCGTTCGAGATTTGTTTCTACACCTGGCGGGAGGGCGCAGCTCACAAATTCTTCGGGCCGAATAACGCCACAGATCTGTGGCACGTCAAGAAGGTTAATCCGCAGTCGATGGTGCATTTAACGGAAAAGCCGGTCGAACTGGCTGTCAAGGCCATCCAGTACGGCAGTAAGCCCGGCGAGAACGTTCTCGACCTGTTCGGCGGAAGTGGCAGTACGCTGATCGGCTGCGAGCAGACGGGGCGCAACGCCTATCTGATGGAAATCGACACGCTTTACTGTGACGTGATCGTCAAGCGCTGGGAGCAGTTCTCCGGCAGAAAAACCGAAAGAATCAGTCCGAAGAACACCCCGGCGGGAACCGGGGTGAGGGGAGATGCGTGATGGTAATACTACTTCGCCAGTTCGAATTTACCGCGTTCGGCCTTCACGAAACGGGCTTCTTCGCCCTTGTTTTTGGTTTCGCGCAAGATGGCAGAAGAAAGAGTATTCGCTGGCGTCTTGCCGCCGTTACGCGGTTGCCATATGTCCGTCTCCATGGCCTTGGCGACGATCTCCTTGCAACCCATCGGCCGGTCGCATGCTTTCAGGACGCAGACCGCGGCGGCGAGGATGGACTTGCATCGCGGCGGGTTGTCGCCCGTATTGGCCACGTTCGCACCACGTTTGCCCGCATCGCGTTTTGTTTCCACCTTGGCCTCGTCGGTCGCCTCGGATTCGTACTCTGCCAGCGAGACGATTTTCTTTCGTTTGGCCGGTCGGCTAACCAGGCCGCGCAGGCGCTGGGCGCTCTTGATGCGAACATGGCGGTTGGTAACAACGTTGATGCCGTCCCATCCGCCGCGGGGGTTTTCGCCGGTGATGCGAACCTCGGCGATCTTGCCGGTGACCTTGACGCGGTACGTCGTTCCGATTTTTACTTCGTTCTTCTTCATGTCAAACTCCTCGTGGTTGCGGGTCGGGGCACAGTTGCCCCGGCCCTTGGTAATGTTTTATTCCGCTATTTGGTACGGCGCGTCGGACAGGTCGTCGAGTTGCTCCTGCGTCTCGACGGTGAAATCTTCCGGCCAGACGCATTTACGTCCGCAAATGGCACTGGCCGCTTTCGGCGTGATGGTCTTGAGAAGCTCAATAGCCAGGCGCGGCCCGCGGTAACGCGGATAATCGCAGCCCTCGGCGTTGACCAGGACGGCATACGTGCCGTCGGTAATGACGCTGTAAAACGCCGGCCCAAAGTTTATCGGTCTGCCGCCGGAACCGTTGAGGGTAACCAACTCCAAGGCAATATTATTGAAATCGTCCAGGCTGGTGGCCAGCCGCAGGAGAACGCCCGGCGTGGCGTGTATTACATGTTCAATTTTGAGGTTCGGGGCGTCGATTGTGTTGTTCGTAGTCTTCATGGTTTTTGCTCCTTATTAAGCGTTGAGGGCCAGAATGGTGCGAGGCGTATATCCGCATCGGCGGGCCTCGGTGTTGATGGCTTTGCGAATCCTGCTGCTCGTCGGGGCGGCCCGGCTACGGCTCGCTTCGCCGAGACGAGAGCCCGCCATAGCCCGGCCGGGGCGGTTGGCGTCGTAAATCCTCGCCAGCCGCTTCCAACTGAGCACCTCGATACGTCGGCGTCCGTTTCGCATCGTTGCGGTCAGCCATTCGTATGTTTCTGTCGTCTTTTTCGTTTCGTTCGCGTTCATCGTAATTCCTTTCTGTTTAATGGTTTACGCCTTCCTGGCACATGTTCATGTTCGCTCGATTCGCATTAAAAGGCAAGGTGATTAAGTTATTTAATGCAAAGAACTTACGAGCATAAACGGCGAAACACGCGTTACTTACGACATGGGCGGAAAATTTTCTAAGATACTCCTAAAAACAATGCAACTTATTACCACAAGGACACTTACATGAGCGAGAATTCCATCAGAACCGGCGTGAAAATAACAGCTTTGACCATTGCCCAGGCGGCGAAGGTTCTCTCCGCCGCCAGCAGCAGGAGAATCCCCGAGGAGATGGTCAGGACCGACATCGACGCCGGCGCTCCGGTCAACACCGACGGCAGCGTGAACCTGGTGCACTACGCCGCTTGGTTGGTGCGGGAGGTGGCCGGTGGCGATTGACCCGCGCCAATTACGACCGTCGATGCTGACGCGAATGCTGAACTCCACGCCCTTGGGCGAGGTGATCACCGAGCGGACTTTACGCCGCCACCGCAACCGGGCGGGCTACCGCATCGGCGACGAGAAACACGTGGACCTGTTCCGCTATGCCGCCTGGCTGGTCTGGCTACGCCACAATCCCGAACCCGAGAAGCCCACCGCTGATTACGAGGCGATGAAGGAGAGCGCCCGTGCCCGCAACGCCGAGCTGTCAGCCATTGGGCGTAACATCGGCGACATCCCCGATGTGGTCGATCCGCAGCGCAAGGGCAAGGCTGAGACGGACTTCCGCTTCTTCTGCGAAGCGTACTTCCCGCAGACGTTCTGTCTGCCCTGGTCGGACGACCATCTGAAGGTGATCGCCAAGATCAAGCAGGCGGTCCTTCGCGGCGGGCTGTTCACCATGGCGATGCCGCGTGGTAGCGGCAAGACCACGCTGGCCGAAACGGCCTGCATCTGGGCGATGCTGGCCGGGGCGCGGGAGTTCGTTTGCCTGATCGGTTCCGATGCCGGGCACGCTCGAAACATGCTCGAGAGCATCAAGGTCGAGTTCGAGACCAACGAGCATTTGCTGGCCGACTATCCCGAGGTGGTTTTTCCGATCCACGCCTTGGAGCGAATTCACAACAGGGCCAAGGGGCAACTCTGCAACGGCCAACATACGCGGATCGTCTGGACGGCTGACGAGATCGTGTTGCCGACGATTCCAGATAGCAAAGCATCCGGCGCGATCATCCGCGTAGCGGGCATCGAGAGTCGCATTCGCGGCATGAAGTTCAAGCGTGCCGACGGCCGAGCGGTTCGCCCATCGCTGGTGGTGCTCGATGACCCGCAGACGGACGAATCGGCGCGCAGCGACCCGCAGACGCGGGCCAGGATGGACACACTCAATGGCGCGATCCTGAATCTCGCAGGACCTGGTCAGAAAATCGCGGGCGTCATGCCGTGTACGGTGATTCGCCCCGGCGACATGGCCGACCAGATTCTCGACCGCGACAAACATCCCACATGGCAAGGGGAGCGAACAAAGTTGGTCTATTCCTTCCCGACCAATGAGAAGCTTTGGGAACAATATGCCCAGATTCGCGCCGACAGTTTCCGCAACGACGGTGACGGCCGCGAGGCTACCGAATTTTACCGTGAACATCGTAAGGCAATGGACGCCGGTGCGGTCGTCGCCTGGCCGCAACGCCACAACACCGATGAACTGTCTGCCCTCCAGCACGCTATAAACCTGAGGCTCCAGGACGAACGCGCATTTTGGGCCGAGTATCAGAACGAACCGCTGTCGGAGAATGAAGGTGATTCGGATCAGCTCATCGCCGAGCAAATCGCCGAGAAAACCAACGGTCACCTGCGTAGCCAAATCCCCATCGGCGCCAGCCACCTGACAATGTTTATCGACGTGCAGGGCAAGCTGCTGTTTCACACGGTGGTTGCGTGGGAGGACGACTTCACCGGCTACGTCGTCGATTGCGGAACGTATCCCGATCAACAGCGTGCGATCTTCACCTTGCGCGAGGTGCAGAAGACGCTCGGCCGCGCTGCGCCGGGCGCGGGTCTGGAAGGTTCGATCTACGCCGGACTGGAGAAGCTCACTGACGAGTATCTGTCTCGCCGTTGGCGACGCGACGATGGCGCCGAACTGCAAATCGAGCGGTGCCTGGTCGACGCCAACTGGGGCCAGTCCACCGACGTGGTCTACCAGTTCTGTCGCCAGAGCGCCCATTCGGCCATCGTGATGCCCAGCCATGGGCGCTATGTCGGCGCATCGAGCGTTCCGTTCAGCGAATACAAGCGCAAACGCGGCGAGCGGATCGGCCATCACTGGCGCATCCCCAACGTGCAGGGCCGCCGCCAGGTGCGCCATGCACTGATCGACACCAATTACTGGAAGAGCTTCATCCATGCCCGTCTGTCGGTGGCGATGGGCGATCCGGGCTGTTTGTCGCTGTTCGGGCGCAGGCCCGCCGACCATCAGTTGCTGGCCGAACACATCACCGCTGAATATCGCGTTCGAACCGAAGCGCGAGGCCGCGTCGTTGATGAATGGAAGCTCCGAGCAGGTGGCCCCGACAATCACTGGTTCGACTGCCTGGTCGGTTGTGCGGTCGCGGCCTCGATTCAAGGTGCGGTGTTGCCAGGCACAGATACCAAAACCGCGCCGGCGCGACAACGCATTCGGTTGTCAGAGATTCAGAGGAGCAGGCGATAAATGATCCGGCAAACCAACCCTCAGAAACCTGCCCCAAAGCGCGGCCTGGAATGCCCAATCTGCGGCTGCGCTCACTTTCGCGTGCTCTACACCCGACGCGCGTTAGGTGGTCGGCTTCTGCGCCGTCGCGAGTGCCGTTACTGCGGGCGGCGCATAACGACGTATGAGCAGACCGTCGTGACCGCACGATAGCCTGCTTTCCGCCCGTCAAGTTCTATATGCGGAACGATCTACCGCATCGGCACCAATCTTCCGACACTTTTCGATTCGGCCGGGTAAGTAACCCATAGGCGGCTACGGTTAGGTCGCCTTCAGGAGACTGTATGACCGAGAACATCGACATAATCCACGAAAACGCCGCCGGGCCACGGAAGGCTTCCGGGGATTCGGGCTCTGTCGAGCAGCACGCTCTGGCTGACCAGATCGCGGCCGACAAGTACCTGGAATCCAAGAAGGCCAGCCGGTCGAAGGGACTCGGCATCAAGCTGGTCAAGATCAGCCCGGGAGGAACCGTGTAATGTGGCCGTTCCGCAAAAGGTCAAGGAAGACCAGCCGGTTCCTCCCGGTGCAGGTTATTCGTGCGAAACCTGCCTGCCGTAGATTTATCGAAGGCAGGTATGACGCAGCCCAGACCACCACCGAGAATATCCGGCATTGGGCGTTGTCGGATGGTTTGTCGGCGGATTCGGCCAACAGCGCCGACGTTCGCCGCAAACTCCGCGAACGTGCCCGCTACGAGGTGGCGAATAACAGCTACGCCAAGGGGATCGTGCTGACCATCGCCAATGATACCGTCGGCACCGGTCCTCGGCTTCAAATGCTGACCGAAGACAGTAAATCCAACCATCAAATCGAACAGGCGTTTGCAGATTGGGCCGGGGCGGTCAACCTGGCCGAAAAACTCCGCACGATGCGAATGGCCAAGACGACCGATGGCGAGGTTTTCGCCGTGCTGACGGCAAACTTCATGATCGATTCGCCGATCAAGCTGGACGTGCGGCTTATTGAAGCGGAT